TTGACACCCTGTGGATAAGCTGTGGATAAGTATTTAGCTGTATACATATACAGTAGTACTAGTAGTGTTATAGCTGTATAGCTATATAGCTACTAAAGTAGTAGGGGTATAGGGGGGAAATGTTTTTGTTATAAATATTTATATATCAAGTCTTATAACGATTGCTATATATTTATAAACAAAGGGGGGATAGCTATGTTATAGCTACTGTTTGATGTCTATGTTACTAAGAACATATATATCTATATATAACTACTACTCTTACCCCTAAAGGGTAAGAGCTATAGCTATTCCTTCTACTTCGTAGAAGAACTATATGTTATATATAAAGGGTAACACACAGTTCAGCAAGAACACAATACTGTATAGATGTACAGTAGTTCTCTGTCTTTCTCCTCTCAACCTTCTAAAAATTATTTTTTTTTGAGTCACGTAAGTGACAGTTGCTTTGTTGTACAAAGGTGCTATAGTCCGCTGCGTAAGAACATTGCTCTTACATCACCAACATTTATTTTTTAAAGGACTTTGTATCATGATGAAGAAGAAACCTATGCCAGCTAAAAAAGAAGCTATGTCTAAGATGGCTGACAAGGCTCAAGACAAAAAAGAAATGATGAAAGAGATGATGAAAGAGAAGATGGCTAAAGCTAAAAAGAAATCTATGAAGTGAGAACACATCATGGCTAAATCTCCCGCTTGGCAACGCAAAGAGGGTAAGAGTCCTTCTGGTGGTTTAAACGCCAAAGGAAGGGCTTCTGCTAAAGCTCAAGGACATAACCTTAAAGCACCTCAACCTGAAGGTGGTTCTAGAAAAGATTCTTTCTGTGCTCGTATGGGTGGCATGAAGAAGAAGCTTACGGGTACAGCTAAAGCTAAAGACCCGAACTCTCGGATTAACAAGGCTCTAAAGAAGTGGAAGTGTTAAACACTATGCGTAGAAAAGACTCCACTGATCGTAGGTACAAAAAGTCCGTATGGACACAGAACCAAAAGCTGGAAGCTGTTAGTACTTATCTCATGCTAGGCAATATGGCTGAGACAGCTATTGTTACTGGTATCCCACATCAGACACTAAAGATGTGGAAGACTACTGATTGGTTTAAGGAGTTTGCTCTTCAGCTTAAGACTGAAGATGTGCAGCAGATGGACTCCAACATGAAGAGGATCATCAACAAAGCTCTTAAAGCTACAGAAGATCGTATTGACTTTGGTGATGCTCAGTTTGATCAGAGGACTGGTGAGATTATTAAAGTACCTATCAAAGCTCATGTAGCTTTAAAAATTAGTACAGAGCTACTAGCTAAGCAGCAGAAGCTAGATGACAAACCAATCAAAGAAGAAGTAGAACGGACAATTGACGATAGGCTCCTCAAGTTGTCAGAAGAGTTTGCTAAGTTTGCTAGTGCTCACAAAACTACTGTCATAGACGAAACTAAGACTATTGACGTACAAACTGTTGTTTTAACTTCTGAGATTAAATAAATGTTCTACATCAGGCCTACTGGCAGGAGAATTAAGAATGGATTTAATTTCTACCCTCTTAATGATTGGAACTCTTCCATTGGGTTTGTATTTAGATTATTTAGTTTCCGTATGTATTGCAGATACTCTTTCAAACGAAAGCGTTTCTTCTTTCAAGCTGGTTCCCTCTGATATATGAGCAAGCTTAATGCAGATGTTATGGAAGGCTTTGTCAACACTGTGTTGAGGAAGAACTTTGATAAACCTGCTGCTACCCCAGACTTCCATAAAGAGATATGGGAACTTGTTACTAGTAACGCCAAACAAGTAGCCATAGCTGCTCCTCGCTATCATGCCAAAAGTACGGCTGTTACCCATGCTTACACCCTAGCCTCAGTCCTGTTTAGAGAGTCTAGGTATGTCTTGATTGTTTCAGATACCGTTACACAAGCTGTACAGTTCCTAGGGGACATCAAGAAAGAATTGTTAGACAACGATGATCTACGATCACTGTTCTCTGTCAGTTCCTTTCCCAAGGATACTGAGGATGACTTGATAGTTGAGATGGAAGATGGGTGGACATTCCGTATCCAAGCCAAGGGATCAGAACAGAAGCTACGGGGTCTTAAGTGGGCTAACCTGCGTCCTGATCTGGTCATTGGGGATGACATGGAGAATGATGAGATTGTCATGAACAAAGACAGGCGCATGAAGTTCAAGCGTTGGTTCTATGGTGCTCTTATCCCTTGCGTATCTTCTACGGGCAAGATTAGGATTGTTGGTACTATCCTTCACTTGGATAGTCTCCTAGAAAACTTAATGCCAGCTTCCCTGCTAAGCTCCCATCGGGGAGTTAAAAGTCTTATCAGAGAGGATTTAAAAGAATACTCTATGAATAAGCTTCCTTGGAAGTCAGTTAAGTACCGTGCTCATACGGATGACTTTAAGACTTTGTTGTGGCCCCAAATGAAGACTGCTGACGAGTTTAGGCTTCAAAAAGATGACTACGTTAGGCAAGGTCTAGCTGACGTTTACTCACAAGAGATGTTAAACATTCCCCTGGATATAACTGACACCTTCTTTAAGAAGGCTGATTTTGTACCTATGAATGTAGAAGACAAGAAGAAGCATTTAATATACTATGCGACTTGTGACTTGGCTGTATCCCAATCCCAAAGGGCAGACTACTCTGCTTTTACTGTTGGTGGTATGGATGACGAGGGTAGGCTGTACGGCATACACGTTGTAAAGGAACGGATGGATGCTTTAGAGATTGTCGATACAATCTTAATGATCCAAAAAATTTATAAGCCCGTACTCTTTGGATTTGAGCAAGGTACTATTCAAAAAGCAATTGGCCCACAACTCAATGTAGAAATGCTTAAGCGCGGTGAGTTCGTTAACATTGTCTTACTTAAACCAAGCGGTGACAAACTTACTAGGGCTAGAAGCATTCAAGCGCGTATGAGAAGTGGGGCGTGCAAGTTCGATAAGGATGCTGAGTGGTATCAAAACTTTGAAGATGAGCTTCTAAGGTTTCCTAGAGATAAACACGATGATCAAGTAGATGCTTGGGCTTACTTGGGATTGATGCTCGATAGGATGTGGGAAGCACCAACTGAACAAGAGCTTGAAGAAGAAGAGTACGAGGCTTATATTAAAGATAACAATTGGAATGACGAAGGTCGTTCTATTACTTGCGGGTATTAAAGAATATGAACCTCAAAGATAAATTTGACATCAACAACCTCATGTATGAGGCCAACATTGCTACTCTTCTATGTAAAGAAGACCTAGCAACAATTGGAGGCCAGATTGTCAAAGACTTTGACAACGACATTCAATCTCGCAGTGCTTGGGAAAAACGTACAGAGGCTTCTCTTAAGCTTGCTTTACAAGTTGCAGAAACTAAAAACTTTCCTTGGCCTAACGCCAGCAACATCAAGTTCCCACTTATAACTATTGCTGCATTGCAATATCATGCTCGTAGTTATCCTGTCCTAGTAGATGGCAACCTTCCTGTGAAGTGTCGTGTTGTTGGTGATGACAAAGATGGTACTCGTGCTCTACGCTCTACTCGTGTTGAACAACACATGAGTTACCAACTCCTTGAAGAAGACGAGGATTGGGAATCTGAGATGGACAAGGTTCTTATTACTCAACCTATTGTTGGTTGTGCTTTTAAGAAGACCTATTACGATCCTATTCGTAAACACAACATCTCTGAAAACGTTCTAGCTAAAGACCTGGTTGTTAACTATTGGACTAAGAGTCTAGAGACAGCCCATCGTGTTACTCATGTTCTTCAGATGACTAAGAATGAAGTCTATGAACGTGTAGCTCGTGGATTGTGGTTAGATGTATCTGAAGGTCGTGCTCAACAATATGCCACTATGGGTATGGGCAACGGACTACAAAGTGCTCAAGACAAAGCTCAAGGCATGAGTCCCCCAGATACAAATGACTCTAGTACCCCAATTGAAGTTCTTGAGCAGCATTGCCACATTGACTTTGATGATGATGGTTACGCTGAACCTTACATTGTCTATGTGCGTAGAGACAACAAACAAGTTGCTCGTATCGTAGCTCGTTACACTTCAGAGGATATAGAACGTAATGCAGATGAAGTCATTCTTAGCATCAAGGCAGAACAGTACTTTACTAAGTATCCTTTTGTTCCCTCTCCTGATGGCGGCTTCTATGATCTTGGCTTTGGTGTTCTTCTTGGCCCTCTTAATGAATCTATTAATACCATCGTCAACCAACTGGTTGATGCGGGTACTATGGCTAATACTGCTGGTGGTTTTCTTAGCCGTGGGATTAAGCTACGTGGAGGCAACTACACCTTTAACCCAATGGAATGGAAGCACGTTGATACCACTGGAGATGACTTACGTAAAGGTATAGTCCCACTACCAGTACGTGAACCATCTCAAGTATTGTTCACTTTGTTGAACTTACTAATTAACTACGGTGAACGTATTGGTGGTGCTGTTGATATTATGACGGGACAAAATCCTGGACAGAATACTCCTGCTGAGACTACCCGCACTATGGCAGAGCAAGGCATGAAGATATTTAACGGTATCTTTAAACGTACTCACCGTAGCCTTAAACAAGAGTTTCGCAAACTGTATCGTTTGAATCAAGTCTTTGTTAGTGAGAATACACAATACGTTTCTAATGCACAAAGTCAAGGTATTGTTCTAGCTACGGACTACGATGGCCCAGTAACAGACGTTATGCCTACTGCTGACCCAAGTGTTACTTCTGATGCACAGCGTATGCAACAAGCTGCTGCTATTGCCCAACGGGTAGCTGCAACTCCAGGTTTGTATAACCGCTATGAAGCTGAATACAGTTTCCTTAAAGCAATGAAGGTTACAAACATCGACAAGCTTCTACCTGATCCTAAAGGCCCGAATGCTATTCAACCTCCACCAAACATTAAGCTTCAAATTGAAGAGATGAAGATTAAGAGTAAGCAAGCTGAAGGTGAATTGGCTATGAAGATGGGTCTGCTCAAACTTATGTCTGATGCAGAACTCAATCAAGCCAAAATTGAAAAGCTTAAAGCTGAAGCTGAAGTACTTAAGATTGGTGTCTTGCATGAAGGAGAGAAGCTTCGTTTACAAGAGATTAATACGCAGATTGGACTACAGCGTGAACGTCGAGAGGGCATCTTAAGTTCTATCGACACAATGAATAAGGTTTACTCATCCATAATGAGTAGTCAACCGCAAGGGCAACAGCAACCCCAGATACCTATGGATATGGGCATGGGTATGGGAGGGCAGGAGCAAGCACCGCAAATGTAAACTTTAACAAGGAGTAAGAATGTCTATTGAGCCAGTTAGTGCAGAATCTTTTGAAGAATGGAAACATCATCCCGTTACTAATCGCTTTATGAAGATGCTACAAGCAGATCGTGAAGCTATGAAAGAAGGGTTGATAAACAATGCTTTTGAAGAGGAAGCAGAGATTAAAGGTCGTTGCCGAGTAATTGCAGTGATCCTTAATATTGAGTATGAAGATTTGTTTGAAACTAAGTAAAGAGAGATAAGCCAATGAGTAATGAATCTGGAATTAACCCTGTTGGGTGGCGTGTACTTATTAAGCCTCAAGAAGTTAAAGAAGTGTCCTCTGGGGGCATTATCCTAACTACTGAGACTACAAAAGAGCGTGAGCAAATGGGCAACACTACTGGTGTTGTTATTGCAATGGGCGAGCAATGCTATGCCGATGAACCTACACCTTGGTGTGGGATTGGAGACAAAGTAATCTTTGCTAAGTACGCTGGGCTTCTTTACTTAGGTAAAGATGGAAAGCAGTATAGGATGGTTAACGATAAAGACATTACAGGCACTTTGGATGCCGATGTCAGTCTTGTTGATCCCTATCTAGCCAAGGGCTGATTTAAATAGTTATTGACAGTTTTAAAAATTAGGAGTAAGGTATGAGCGAAGAAGCAGGTGTCACCAATGAGACAGCGCCAGAAGTTGTTCGAGAAGCTGAATCCCAAGGATGGGTTCCTAAAGAACGGTTTCGCGGTAATGATAATGACTGGGTTGATGCTGAAACTTTTGTAAAGCGAGGTCGTGAAATTCTCCCTATTCTGCGTAAGAATAATGAGAACCTAATGAAAGACCTTAACCAAACAAAAGAACAGCTTAAAGAGTTTCGTGAAGCTGCTGAAGAGTTCAAGAAGTTCCAGAGAGAGTCTTACGAGCGTAAGGCTACTGACTACGAAAAACGTATTCAGGAAATTAAAGATAGTCGCGCCCAAGCCATCAGTGATGGTGACGGACAAAAAGTTAATGCGTTAGATGATGCGTTGGACGAAGCAAAGGAAAACTTTAAAGAAGCAAAGCAAGCCGTTAAAGATGTTATTAGTACCAAGGAACCTGCTGCTACAGATACTGTTGCTCCAGTTGATCCTTCACTTCAATCTTGGTTAAACCGAAACAATTGGTTTGGTGAAGATCGAAGAATGACTAGCATTGCTAATGGTATTGGTGAAAGCCTTCGATTAGAGTTTCCAGGTCTTACAGGACAACCGTTTCTTGATAAGCTAGATGAAGTGTTGGCAGAAGAGTTTCCAAATAAATTTGGTGGAAGTAAAAAGAATGTGAGTGCTAGTCGTGTTGAGTCTGGCTCTGGTAGGCAAGGTCGTGGCGGCAGTAATGCCCAAAGCTATGACAACCTTCCTCCCGCAGCTAAAGATGCTTGTGATCGGTTTGTAAAGCAAAAGCTTATGACTCGTGAACAGTATGTTGCGGACTACGATTGGAACTAAATTTAATTTACTATATACTTAAAGGAAAATATTATGCCAGCAGCATTGACTTATGAACAAAAGGTTGAACGTGCAAATGCTCGTTACCAAGAGAAACAAGAAGCAGCATCTGCTCCTGCAAAAGCAGTAGATGGTGCAACTCGTAAACGCCGTAACGTATTTAACGGTACGGAAGCTAAGCTAGGGGTACGGAATCAAATTCCGGGATACCACCTTCATATCTTTACAGATACGGGAAGCCGTGTTCAAGAAGCTATGGATAGTGGTTATGAGTTTGTCACTCCCGATGAGATCGGTGGTGTGAGTGAAAATGTGGTTAGCCGTAATGGCGACCTTGGAGAAAGAATTAGGTATCTTGTAAACCCTCGTGCAGAAGGCACAGAGCAATACGGTTACTTAATGAAAGTACGGCAAGAATGGTACGAGGAAGATCAAGCCGAACTTCAAGCGAAAAATAATCGTATTGATGCTGCAATTCGTAACGGTAAAGTTACTGGGGATAACCCAGGATTTTATGTTCCGCAGGGTGGTATCAAACTCACTTAATTTATCAGGAGTCTTTTATGGCAAACGTAAATCGTCCTGGCGGTTTAAAACCCGTCAGTTATCTCAATGGAGCACCGTACACAGGCCAAGCCCGTTTGTACTCTGTTCCTGTCAACAGTACGGCTATGTACATTGGTGATCCAGTTACTCTAAGTGGTAGCGCCGACACTAATGGTTTGGCTGGTATTGCAATTGGTGTTGCTGGTTCTGCAATCATTGGTGTTGTAGTTGGTTTTCTAGTTGCTCCTCCCGGAGTTAGCTTGGTTGCTACTAACATTGATTTGACTATCCGTAGTATCCAAGCTAGTGCTACTACTGTTCAATATGCTTTGGTTGCAGATGATGCAAACATTGTTTTTGAAATTCAAGATGGTCAAACTGTTCCTACTGCTGTTACTGATATTGGTCGCAATACTAATTTCTTGATTGCTGCTGGTGCTACTACCTATAGTGATTCAGGTACAACGACTGCTGCTACTCTTACCGATAGCAACACCGCTAACTTGAAGCTCTTAGGCTTTACTCAGCGTGTAGATAACACCCCCGCCTCTGCTTATGCCAAGCTGTTGGTGCGTATTAACAATCACGTCTACAGCGCCAGTACCGGCACTGCTGGCATCTAATTAGGAGAATAGACTATGGCTGGCATTATCACAACCAGTTCCCATCCGAAGGCCTTATGGCCCGGTATCAAAGCTTGGTGGGGACAAACTTACAATGAACATCCTGAAGAATATACAAACCTATTCGACAAGGATACCTCTACTCAGAACTACGAAGAAGATGTTCAACTAACTGGATTTGGTCTTGTACCTGTCAAGTCACAAGGCTCTGGCGTTCAGTATGATTCTGAAGTTCAAGGTTACGTAACTCGCTATACGCACGTTGCTTACGCAATGGGCTATATCGTAACCAAAGAAGAAATGGACGATAACCTCTACGAGCAAATCTCCAAGAAACGTTCAGCAGCTTTGGCTATGTCTTTCCGTCAAACGAAAGAAAACATTGGTGCTAACGTTTACAACCGTGCATTTAATTCTACCTATGCTGGTGGTGATGGCAAAGCACTCTGTGCTACGGATCACCCCAATACCACTGGTGGTACTTGGGCTAACAAGCCTACGGTTGATGTTGATTTGTCCGAGGCTGCTTTGGAAGATGCAGTGATTGCAATCATGGGTCTGCAAAATGACCGTGGTTTGTTGGTCGCTATTCAACCAAACGACTTGCACATTGCTCGTCAAGAAGTATTTAATGCTCAACGCATTCTTCACTCTAGCTACCAAACTGGTAATGCCAACAATGACATCAACGTCATGAAGTCTGGTAATTACCTGCCAGGTGGTTTTAAAGTGAACCATTACTTTTCTGCACCTCACGCTTGGTTCATCCGTAACACCATCCCCGGTGGTACTGGTATGAAGTACTATGAGCGTCATGCCATCATGTTTGATCAAGACAATGACTTTGATACGATGAATGCTAAAGCCAAAGGCTATGAGCGTTACTCGTTCGGTTGGTCTGATTCTCGTGCTGTCTGGGGTGTTAACGGCCCCTAATTGTTCTTAGTAACAAGCCCCCTCCTAGTGAGGGGGTTCTTATTTAATAGGAGGCTCTATGAGCTTTGAGCGTGAAAAGGAAAAGGGCAAACGCCCTGAACCAGGAAAGATTCCACACAAGATGTAACGTGTGGGTTAGAATTCATTTACCCGATGACGCTTCACAACGAAGCGTTGTTTAACTTAAACAACGTCAAAGGATTTTTATATGGCATCCCCTACCCGTTTCCCTTCTGGTGTATCTACACAAGCAATTGGTTCTACTCTAGGACAATTTCCTCTTCCAGATATTACAGACATCTCTGTAGATTTTGAAGACTTTAATCAATATGTAGCTGGTGATTGGACTGTAACCAATACTACAAGCCACCAAACTATTGGACTTGTTGCTGGCAATGGTGGAATAATTTCTACTGCTGGTGGTGCTTCTAGTACTACTAGTGACATTGGCGCTATTCAATCTAACCCACTAAACTTTAACATTGCTACTAATGCAATTGTTTCTACTGCACCTCCTACTCAAGTAGCTTGGTTCTACTGTGCATTTAAAGCTACTACTGCTATTAACGATCAGCTACAAATTGGTGTATCTGCTTCTAATGTTGCTTTAACTCCTACTGCTGGTATTTACTTTAACAAAGCTGCTGGCTCTACTGCCATTACTTTTGTTGTTCGTAAAGGTAGTGCTTCGTTAGCTGCTACTGCTTACTCAACTGGTACTACTACTGTTGCTACTCTTGCTGATGCTACATTCATTAAGTTGGGTTGGTACTATGATGGCAAAGGCAACATTGATGTGTTTGTTAATGACGCAAAAGTTTGTTCTGTTGACGTAGGTGCATCTACTGGAACAATGGTTGCTACCTTCCCCAATGCTACAAACATGGGTATTGGTTTTGGTTGTAAAGCCGCAGCAACTGCTCCTACTACAGCAGACATGATTGTTGACTTTATGTTGTCTGCTCAAACCCGTCCTTACTAAGATAGGTAACTATGCACGCTATCTTAGAGCACAAAGATACTAAGGACAATATTACTGTTTCTGTCGTAAGCGATGGTGGCAAAAATACTGTGTTCTTAATAACAGGAAAGATAGTACATGAGAATGACTCTATCTTTGACATCATTGATGTGTCTAGGTTAGCTGGTAAACCAACTAACATTCGTCTTGACTCAGTTGTGTTTATGGTTGAGACAGGACTACGAGTGTTAGTTAACTATCGCAATCAACCTTACACGCTCCCCTTAGAAGGACGTAGTAAGGTTGACTTTGGTTATGTTGGTGGCCTTACAGGACATGAAATTGATATGGTCTTTAAAGGTACTGGCTCATTTTTTATAGTGCTTGATGTAAGCAAGATGGGGGTTTGATATGAGTGATATGTTTATTAAGAGTGGTGAACAACCTCGCTACTTTGCTTTTAGTGGAGTAAATTCAGCAACTACTGTTGTTGCTTCTTCTCCTATTTATAAAGAAAGTCCTTACGGTACTTTCCAAGCTATTGTTACTGGTACAGGTGCTGTAACTGCTACTGTTAGCATTCAAGTGTCTAACGAAACAGATACGTTCAATGCTGCTAAAACTAATTGGATTACTTTAGGAACTATTAGTTTGTCTGGCACTACAACAGCTACTGATGGCTTTACTACAGTGTGTCCTTGGAGATATGTTAGAGCTAACGTAACTGCTGTAAGTGGCACTAGTGCTACTGTTGAAATTATCATGGGCGTGTAACTGCGCTACTACCTAGGAAATATCATGACAGTAATACTAAGAGAACAAGTAGCAGGACAGGTTGCTACAGACCATGTAGTTAATACAAATCCAGCAGTAATGAGCAATGGCTTAACAATCTTTAACGTAGTAGGTGACGTTCAAATTCTAAGCCTTATATCTGAGTGCTATACAAGTAACAATGCAACTGCTAGTACGTTGCAATATAGTTTTACTTCTAGTAACACTACTGCTGCTACTTTGTCTGGAGCATCTAGTTCGTTAGCAAGTCTTACGGCTGGATATGCTATAGGCTTACAAGCATCATCTGCATTAACTACTGCTCCTTTGATTAGCAGTAATAATGCTGGAGCAGTGCTTAATACAAATCCCCGTGGTATTAGACTTCCTACAGGAACTATAAAACTTGTTATAGGTGTTGGTTCTACTACAGGAACTTGGAGACACTATATTCGGTGGGAACCATTGGAACAAGACGCTTACATTACACCAGCGTTTTAATTAGGAGTCTTTATGACCTCGACTGTTTTTAGTAGTGGGACGGTCATTGAGTCTCCTTGGCTTAATGATGTAAACACAAAAACGTATGCTGATACTAGTAACACTGTAGCTTACACGCCATCTGGCACTGGTGCTGTAGCAACTACGGTGCAGGCTAAGTTGCGCCAGTATGTTAGCGTAATGGATTTTGGTGCTGTTGGTGACGGTACGACTGACGATAGAGCAGCCATTCAAGCTGCGCTTAATGCGTCCACCAATGTGTATTTTCCAGTCCCATCAGTATCGTATTACATGAGCGACAGCGTGTCTCCGCAAAACAATACGACCATTTTTGGTTCTGGAAATTCAACACATTTACAGGTTAAAGATGGTTCTGTAAACTGTTTTTATTTAAGCGGTGTTTCGGGCGTTGTTATCCGTGACCTTAAAATTTCAACCAAATCTCAGACTAACGCCACAGCTTACAAATGTGGTGTTCTTATGGCGAATGAATGCCGTAATTGTTTAGTCGAAAATGTGTCCATGTTTAACATGTGTCATTGGGGCGTTGCACTTTATAGTTCATCTAATTGTATTGTTCGTGGATGCAGATTTTCAACTTGGTTTGGTTCTATTGGTGATAGTGCTGGAGTTGCAATTTACAAAACATCAAACAACAATTTAATTGAAAATAATTATTGTTTCGCCGCTTCTTGGCATGGAATTTTTATTCAAGATCCATATGCTGGGGATACTCCAACAGGTAATTCAATTGTTGAAAACTACATTGCCAATGCTGTCTATGCTGGCATTACAGTTTATGTAACAACTGCTTACGATACGCAAACTCTTATTTCTGGCAACCGAGTTTTTGATATTGCAGGAACGGCTTTATCTGGAAATAGTGGGCAAGGTATTTATGTTCAATCTATGGGCGGCACAGTTGTTACAAACAATACGCTCAGTAACTGTTGCGTCAATACAGCCGTTTTTGAAACTCAAGTAGTTGCTGCAATTGGCGTGGCTACAGGCGACATTGCAACTTACCCGACAGGTACTATTAGCGAAGTAATTGTGTCCAACAACCATATCACAGCGCAGCGCGGCCCAGGGATTGCCGTGCAAACGTGCGGTGTTCCTGTTCAAGTTGATGGCAACATAATTTTGTCCACAGGAACAACTGCCGTTCGTGGTGAAGCAATCTATTGTGCAAACGCTGATGGTGTGCAGATCAAGAACAACACCATCAAGCACGCCAATACCAATTACAGCGCCATCGCGATCAACGCCTCCATTGGCGTAATGAATGGCATCTCGGTAACGGGTAACAGGATTCGCGGCACGACTTACGGAATTGCTTTCAACACTGTTGGCACTGGAACATTTACAAACGCTGTCATCACAAGCAACATAGTCAGCGGATTGTCCAACAACGGTTTGTTCATGCAAGGCATCTCCGGTGCGCAAGTTTCAAACAACAACATTTCGTCAACTGGGATAGCTCTTGCTTTGACTTCTTGCCCCAATGTGCGTTTTACGGCCAATCGTTTCTATTCAAATCTTGGCGGTTATTCGATTTCGTTCTCTGGTTCCGCTGGCGCAAGTGCTGGAACTATCGTAGACGAGTCAAATGATCTCAGCGGAGTTGTGTTGAATGAAGCTGCCAACGGGACAATCATCAGCAAATACGGCAACACTGCTCCCGCAAGCTCCGGCTATTGGGGTGTTGGTGATCGTGTAATTCAATCTGTCCCTGTTGTTGGTCAACCAAAAGGTTGGCGTTGCACGGTAATGGGCAACCCTGGCACTTGGGTATCAGAAGGCAATCTTTAAGGAATAAATCATGGCTCTTAAAAAAACGGTCACAACGGAACAAGGCTTTGAAGCAAACGGTGCTTATCATCGCGTTGAGGGCGTGCGGCTAAACGGAAAAACAAGTATGTCATTTCAAGTTAGGTCGTACAAAGACAACAGCGGCGTTCAGGCGTTTGCGGACGCCGTATATGACGCTGTTTACGACATTGAAAATAAAAATCCTATTGCTCAAGCATATGAGCATCTTAAAACTTTGCCCAATTTTTTTGGCGCTGTTGACTGTTAATGTCAAACAGTAAAATATCCGCGCTGACCTCCGCTACCACGCCTTTGGCGGGTACGGAAGTTTTGCCAGTTGTTCAAAGTAGCACAGCCAAACAAGTGTCAGTTGCTAATTTAACAACTGGACGCGATATTGCTGTTGCTTCTCTTGCTGCAACTAGCGGCGTTTGGATAGGTGCAAGCGCCTCAGTATATGGTGAATCTGCCAACATTGTTTCTAGTAACAATGTTTGGAACTATTATTTAGCCAGAAACACATCTTCTGGATCGTCTTCTTATGCTGGATATGCATTAAACGCATATGGAAACTCTTGGGGATTTCGTACAGGTAGCATTGCTGCAAACTCTAACGCATTAGAAATTGTTGTAGACGCTTTAGGAGCAAAAACAATTGTTGCTTCAGCAACTACAAGCGGCGACATAACTTACAAAATAGGCAACTTAATTCAAGGCACATCCGCTAAAGGAATCAACTTCACCGCCAACACCCCACAAGCGGGTATGACTAGCCAGTTGCTAAATTGGTATGAAGAAGGTACGTTTACGCCATCCACCAGCACCATTACAACCATTAGCGGAACGCCTGTATACACTGGTCAATACACAAGGATTGGCAGACAAGTTTTCATAAGTATTGATATGACTGGCGGTAATATTTCGGTTACGGCGGGAAATAGTTTTTTTAACCTACCTTTTACCGCTGCACGAACTTGTTGGGGCGCTACGGGAAATTCTGGTTACGCTAGTACGGGTGGATTTTGTCTTATTGGTGCGGGTTCAAAAACACTTTATTTAGCTACTACTGCTTCTTACACAGGCTTTTTTGGCGCAAATGTAGTTTACACAATTTAAGGAAAATCATGTCTCTTACTAAAGCATCTTATTCAATGATTACGGGAGCGCCGTTAAATGTATTAGATAACGGCGCAGACCCCACGGGAACGTCAGATAGTTACACGGCTATTCAAGCGGCTATTACTGCATCTTCTAACACAGGTCAATCAGTTTACATTCCTGCTGGCACTTACAAAATAACCGCTGAACTTGTTTTCCCTACCGACACATCTAAATTTGCGGTTGAAATTATTGGTGAAAAATCGGAAGCAAGTTATGAATGGAACGCAAGTAAATTTTCGGTAATCATTAAACCTAGCGTAGCTATGGGGGCTGTGTTTCGCGCTAGAACTGGGTTAACTGCTACGCTTGCACAATACGTTAAATTAACTAACATAGCTGTTAACGGAAACGGATTGGCTGACTATGCTTATATAAATGGCGGGCAAGATGTTGTAACTAACTGCACGTTTTACAACTGCAAAAAAGCAGGTATTTATTTAGGCACTTACACTAATTCTTCAATTTTTACAAACGTTACTTGCGTAGCTAATCAAGAACATGGCGCTGTACTTGATGGTGATTGGTCAACTGTTTCGGTGTGGAATCAATGCAAGTTTAGAGGAAACACATTAGGCGGGGCGATTATTTATAAAGCCGTTGCCGCGCATTTTACGGATTGTATTTTTGAGAATAACACTGGGTACGGGCTTCAACTTTATTCCACGGGTACAACCGGCGCAAATCAAATCACAAATTTAATGTTTACCAAGTGTTATTTTGAACAAAACAACGTAACAACAGGTGGTGGCTATCAAATTATTTTAAGCGGTGATGGGGCAACGTATCCGCAAAATATAATTTTTGACCAACCACATATTCAATCAGGAACAACGGGTCGTTTAGGTGTTCAAATCTCTAAAGGAAACAACGTAACTTTTAGAGACCCGCTTTTAACTGGAGACAATACAACTGCTACTGGTTGGTTTAACATTGCTTCTGCCGCTTCAAACATACGTCTTGATGGAGTAACCGATCTTCAACTATCCACCTATGTAACTTTTGATGGTGCGGGAAAGGCTAACGTAATTTTTTCTGGCTATAAATCTGTTGGCACAACAGGCTCATACATAACAAACCCATTACAAGCTGGTGTTTTGACTTATCAATATAATGTCCCCGCAACTGCAACATTAACTGACAATCAAGTTTCTGGAAGTGTTATAACAAACAACGGGCAAACTGCCGTAGATGTTGTAGTTAGTTTGCCTTTAGCGGATACTGGTTTTAATTTTTTAGCCATCATAACTACCGCACAAGGCGCTAATTATTGGCGCATTAGGGATGCTAACGGCGTAGGTCTTATTTACTTAAACGGCACTGCGGTTAGCTATGTTCAAAATAGCCCTGCTGTTTTAGGCGCGGCTATTCGATTTGTTGCGGTAACGGGAAGCGCATACCAATGGCTTGCTGAACCTGTTTCGGGAACTTGGACAGGCGTTTAAGGAATATTATGTTTGAAAAACAAACCGTTGTTGACCGCATTGAAGTGCTGGCAGACCAGACCGTTGCCGTGCGGTATGTGGTGACCGTCACGGAAGATGGAAAGCCTTTTGCCGAACAGGTTAAAGGAAATTACTTTAAGCCAGGTGATGACTACAGCGCCGAAGATGACAAGGTACGATCTGTCTGCGCCTTAATACATACACCAGAAGTTATTGCTGCTTACCAAGAAGCTCAACGTCTTGCTGCACAAGCAATAAACATAACACAACCTTAATCATGGAACTACAACAACTAATTAATGTCATTCTTGGCGTAGCTATGTCTGTAGTAGGTTGGTTTGCTAGAGAACTATGGGCAGCAGTTAAAGAACTAAAGTTTGATTTATCTAGGATGCGTGAAGACTTGCCTAAGAACTATATAGCTCGTGATGATTACAAAGATGACATCCGGGACATTAGGGATATGTTATCTAAGATATTTGATAAGCTAGATAACAAACAAGACAAGTAAGCATACGTACATTACTTAATATGTTATTAGGAACAAACAATGGCTACTACTTACTTTATAGATAACTCTACTCCTATAGTTGCTGCATGGCTTAACGATGTAAACAACTATGTATACCAAGGTAGACTGCGTGGAACAGTTACAGCTACGTCTGGACAAACTGTATTTACAGTTCCTTTTACGTACACTGTAGGTGCTAAAACTTTAGATGTGTATATCAATGGTGTACGACAAATACTAAGTTCTAGTTATACAGAAACCACATCTACGTCTGTTACGTTTAGTGAAGCTGTTCCAGTTACTGCTGTTGTAGAGTTTGTAGGTTAACTACTATGTCTTATAAACCAAGGTTTGATTCAGGGTCTTGG